TTGGTCCCGGAACCACTGATTATAGATTTTTTGATAGGCGCGATGCCAAAGCACGCTTGGAGTGAGACCGGGAATGCCAGTAGGCAGACCAAGATAGTCGTGTAACGAGCCGATGGAATAGCCTGAGCCTGAGCTGAGGGTGGGGATAACAAAGTCGGTGGAGTCACCTGGATTGTCCTGTTCGCCGTTGAATTTTTGCCAGTTGTCCCACAGTAGCCTGATGGGTACGGCAAAAAAGAAGGTCTCCATGAACATGTTATCCATGATCGGGAAGATCGGAGTCGCCAGACGGGCAAAGCCCGTCATTGAGAGATTGAAGGTGTCGCCGGGTAGAGCTTCATCCACGAATATCGGGATGAGAAAACCGGCGTCGAAGGTTGTTTTTAGTCCATGCGATCGGTCGAATGAGCTACGCGGAATTTCCGCTGCTGGCACCTGTGAGAATTGGTGCGTCATTACTGATCGTTGTTTCATGGTCTGGCTCCGTTATTGAATTTATGAATGTGATCCCGTTGCCCAATGTTTTTGGAGCATGGGGATCGATAGATGCTGATGCATCGTTGTAGTGTCCGAGGGTGAAGAGTGTGTAGTCCTCGGGATTTTTTCCGAACTGATGGTCGTTCGAGTTGATGCAGTCTTTGAAACTGCGTATGGCCATGCCGGATTCCGGCAAGAAGAACGGCGGGAGATATGCTTTCGCTTTTTCATCGTAGATTGCGAAGATTTTATGAATCATGGGCTGCTCAAATATACGAGCAGCAGAATGATTGAGAGGACCCAAAGGGCCTGCTGAGTTCCGCGTTTCATTGGAGTGGCCTTATGTATTTTTCAAATTTTGCCTCATGGCAAATTTGCCGAACGGCCAGCCGTTCGGGTGTGTTGTTTTCCGCTTGGGCCATCGCTGTATTTATGCGATGAGCTTGGATTTCGTCGGCGAAATCGGGTTCGAGTGCTTTGAGTTGCTGGAAATAATAGTTAGGGGTACTAAGTTTTTGCCCGTTTATGATGATAAAGTCATCGGGGTAGACGTCTGATTTGTATTTTTCAAACCAGCCTTTGCCGATGCCGGGCATTCGGGACATTTGATTGTATTCAGGTTCCACCTGGTAGATTTCTCCGGTGAGCGTATCGATTTTTTGATAGTGAGTTTCGGCTATGTCACCTGTCATTTTTTTCATGATGTACCGCGCGACATACGCGGCGGTTTTTAGGTTGACTTCGCCAATGGAGCAAAAGCCTTTGCCCCATGTTTTTGTGAGGGTCGGAGAATGGTAGAGCCTTGTCCCGTTTTGGTCTTTCCAGAGTTGTCTATCCTCGAAGGCGAGGTTGAAAAGCAGAGCGTGATAGTGAGGGCGACCGAGTTTTTCGCCGTACTCGGCAGCCATGTAGAAGCGGATTATTTGAGATTGGAATTTCTTCCGCAGCTTCTTGAAGAAGAGCTGCCAGTGCCGATGATTAACACTGCCGTCGGCAGGCATGTGCTCATCAGCATAAGTGAGTGTGATAAATGAATTGTTTTCGTAGAGTTGGGCTTCGTGCACGCAGCGCACGGCCCATTCTTTTGTTTTTGCAGCCCTGCAGCCGATACATCGGCGGCAAGGTAGCTGTATTGGCTTTCCCGGAGGGGACCAAGTAATGCGGTTTTTGCACGTCTTTCCGTTGACATGCATGAACGCATTTAGCGGTTTATAGCAGGACATAGACCGTGCCTCGGTCGGCCTGTGAGTGGTCGGCCGGGGCGTTTTTTTAGAGTCTGATGCCACCGCGCATTGGGCGCGGGGCGATGTTACGTTTGTTGGTTCTCGATGCCGTCCTGCTGAAGAGTTTTTTAGATCGCGAGCGAGCCATTTTCTTACGATAGGCCATGTCAGCTTTGTCTCCGTTGTCGTCCTTGCTGCCAGTCTTTGTGAGTTACTGACTGACTATACCTATTTTTGCAAAAAGGTGTCAGTCAGTGCATTTACCATCAAGTAGGGGTAAATGCTTTCGCCCCCCCGTTTGACTATTCCGGGGGAGGCGGGTTTGGCGCCGGATCTGACGGCGCCTGAGAGTCCGTATCCGGCTCTTTGTCGGGTACGAAGGGTGGGGCGTTGGCTAGCCCCATTTCGACCAGCTCATCCGCGTTGGATTCGTCCTGGACGAATCCTAAGAACGCTGCTGGGTCGTTTTTGAATTTGCTCCGTATGGAGCTTGGGAGTTCGTTGAACATCGTCTGGGCCTTGGCCACGATGTTCATGGATTCGGTGAAGTCTAGCGACGTTGCGAATCCGTATTGACTTTTATTGTTTTGCAGGTGAGTGATAGCGCCCGTTTTTTGGAATTTCGACATGATTTTATTTATGTCGCATTCGTCTCTGAACGATTGCTTTGTCATGGTCGTTGTTGGGAATTTTTGCCGGACACGTGTTTTTTTTGAGTATGCGGACCGCAGTATTCGTTTTGATATTTGCGCTTTCATGATTTTATTTTCCTAATTAGTGTCGGGTAGTGTTGTCCATTTGCGCTTTTTAGTTTTTGTGTCTTTTGGTCCGCGTCCGTAAGTTTTCGGGAGCTTGTATGCGCGTATGCTTTTTGCAGTTGATGATGATGTGTCCCGGATGAATTCCAGTAGATTTGGTTTTCCGGGCGTTGAAGTCTGAAACATTTGGGAGAGCGTATCCCAGATAGTTTCCGAGACTTCTTTTTCAGCTAAGTCTAGCTGCCGACTTTTGTCGGTAGTATCCGTGAGCGTTTTTTCGCTCCGGGTTTTTTCTGTTTGGGCGTCTATGAGCTTGCCCGTTTTTCGCATGTTTGCGATTTCCGCCATTGTGCGAGCGAGCTCGCGTGCCGTTGCAACGGCGGCGGTTTTTTCATCCACCTGGGCGGCCATTGAGCCACCAGGTGATGATGCTCCCATACCTCCGGTCCCCGAGAGGATGGGATTTAGTCCAGCTTCGCGAAGGTCTTCGACCTCGCGTTGATGTGCCGTGCTGGACATTCGCTCCTGAAAGTCGCGGTTACGTTGTGCTTCTTCGCGCGCCAGTTGATTTTGTCGGCGTAGGCCTTTGGCGGATTGTTTGCCGCCAAGGATTGAGCCTACTAAGCCGAGGCCGGCACCGATAACGGTGCCCCAAGGTCCGAAAGCGGAACCGGCCGCAGCGCTTGCGCCTATATTGCCTGCCACTAGAAGTGGTCAATCATGCCCGGCACGCCATAAAGCGGCATCGGGCGGGCGCAGCGAAGTTGGAAGTATGAGTCGAACAGGAAGTGCGGCTCCGCTGGGACCGCGATTACCCTGTCGACTGGAGGATCGTCTTGGATGAATTCATCACCAAGAACGGGCAGTGTTGCGAAGTCTTGGCTGAGATGCCACGAATCTAAAGTTTCGGTAGCTTCGGAGCGAAATATGCCAGTGATTTGAGATGGCTTGTAGCGATATTCTGCGAATCGCTCTTGGTACCCAAAGACCGCGAGATCCGCGGCTGGGTCCCCATCGCCCTGGGCGAATATTTCTTGATTCAGTACAGCCTGCTCACCGATGTGAGACAGAGCGGGCCAGTAGAAATCGAATCGAGTTTGCCTCGAGTACATTCGATTCAGGCCCTGCTGATAAGTTAGATCGGCCCGTACATTGACGAGGCCGATGAGCACGCAGTGCTCTGTGAATGATTTGGTGAATCCGTGATTCATTAGCGAAACCGTGCCGAATGCGGCTAGGTTCGCTTGAGGTGATGCGTCCGGACCTGATGGATCGGTCTCGGACGTTTGAGCAACCGGAGTTATTTGAACCGGGCTTGAGCCGCCTCCGAGATATTCGGGGCGTTGAAGTCTGGCGTCTGGTGATGTGACGCCGAAGTGTGCACGGATAATTTCCGTGTATCGCGTGCCGCCACGGGCGTCCCGCTCTTGAAGTTTTTGTATTTGGAATGCTTGCCTGAGTTCGTTGATTGTTGCTGCAGTAGCCTCGGTGAGGTCTGCGAATATGAACGGCGTTTGTGCCCGGTCGGGGTCCTCTTCGGCGAGTACATCGCCTACGACCGTGCCCACGATGCCCTCGAATGAGCGGGCAGTTTTTAATGTTTCGGTGACCGTACCCGGTCCCGTTACTGTTACGCCGGCGTCGAATCCTAGCCCGATTACCGGGGCGGCGTCGCCGAGTGGGATATTGACGGATTCTCCTTTTTGTGGGAATGGCAAGCAGGATGTGAAGTAGTCGTGCCGCTTTCCGCGGCGTCGAATTTAATAGTCAGATCGAGGGTCAGGACCATCGTCGGAGAATTCGGGGATTGAGTCTTGGAGATTTTGGTCCCGGAACCACTGATTATAGATTTTTTGATAGGCGCGATGCCAAAGCACGCTTGGAGTGAGACCGGGAATGCCAGTAGGCAGACCAAGATAGTCGTGTAACGAGCCGATGGAATAGCCTGAGCCTGAGCTGAGGGTGGG